CTACTTTTGTTGGTAACTTAACAGGAAATGTAAGCGGTACAGTAAGTGGTAGAGCAGGATCTGCTGATAAATTAACAAGTGCAACAACTTTAAGGATTACAGGTGACGTCAGTGCTGATGATATTATTTTTGATGGTCAGACAGGAGGATCACTTAAAACATTTAGCACAACAATCAGTAACCAAATAATTGCAGGTAAAACTAATGTATCTTCTTCTAGTCCTGACGATGAAATAATATTAAACAGACAATCAGGTGATACAGGTCTTAAAAAAATCACAGTGCAAAATTTACTTAATGCTGTGCCTATTACTCCTATCGGAGTAATAAGTCCGTATGCTGGTGCAAGTGCGCCACCAGGATGGTTGATGTGTGATGGGACTGAAGTATCTAGAGCAGAATATACACAACTATTTGCTGTAATAGGAACTACTTTTAAAGCTAATCCAGCAGAAGGTTTTTTTGCTGTGCCTGATTTAAGAGGAAGATTACCTCTAGGAAAAGATGATATGGGCGGCACTGCAAGTAATACTGTGACAGATATAGCGGCAGATGTAATCGGAGCTAAGAATGGTGCAGAAAGTGTCAATATTCAAGTTGCTAATTTACCTGAACACAAACACGACTTACGTGGTGAAAGTGGAGATCAATATTATGTGATTAGAGATGTATCTGGCACTCCTAATGATAGTAATGCAATTATATATGATGCTCCAACTGCTACAGGATCTGGACAAGCATTGCCAGATAGCGGAGGTATACTTACTTCTGATACTTTGGGTACAGCAATGAATGTAATGAATCCATATATGACATTAAATTATATTATTTACGCAGGGACAAGTTAATGAGTTATAGAATTAACAGAACGGACGGAGAACTTTTAATTGATTTGACAGATGGTATTATAGATACTACCACTACTGATTTGACTCTTATAGGAAAAAATTACAAAGGATTCGGAGAACCCTTTAATGAAAATTTTGTAAAACTTTTAGAAAATTTTGCAAGCACAAGCCAACCAGCTAATCCTATGGTAGGACAAATATGGTTTGATAAACAAGATACGCGGTTAAAAGTTTATGACGGAGTGACTTTTAGAGCGGCGTCAGGATCAATTGTAAGTAGCACTCAGCCCGGAAATTTAACCACAGGTGATATATGGATTGATAATTTAAATAATAAATTATATTTGTTTGATGGCACTGATTTAGTATTAGTCGGTCCTACTTACAGTGCAGGTCAAGGAAAAACAGGATTCGAAACTGCTAGTCAACTTGATAGTACAGATGTTCAAAGAACTATTTTAAAATTATTTTTAGGCGGAACTTTAGTAGGAGTGTATTCACCTGAAACATTTATTATTCCAAACGATTTTGCAATACCAGGATTAAGTGCAGATCCAAACGATACATTTACTCCAAAACGACAGAAATTATTTAAAGGATTCAACATTGCTAATTTGGAGGGCGAGACTGCAACATCAGGATTTTGGTGGAGAGGCACTGCTGAAAAAGCAAAAAAATTAATTGACGATGCTGGTAATGAAAGAGGTTCAGAAAACTTTTTACCAACTGACGCTAACGGTGCAACTACAGGTAGTCTTCGAATAAAAAATAGTGCAGGTTTAAGTGTAGGAGTAGGAGATACAGAATTTGGTATACTAAAAGTATCAGGTACTACAACAATACTAGAAACACAACAAAGTAACGCTGACTTAGCTGTACGTGTAAGAACAGGAAGTAGTTTTTTAAATGCCTTTTATGCTGATGCATCAGAGCAAAGGGTAGGAATATTTACAACTAATCCTAGTGCTACACTTGATGTAAGTGGAGATGTAAAAGTACAAGGAAGTTTGACAGTTAACGGAGATTCAACATTCATAAATGCATCTACTTTACGTGTAGAAGATAAAAATATTGAATTAGGGTTACTAGATGATAGCACAGAAGGGAATGATTCTGCCATTGACGATGGAGGAATTATATTAAGAAGTAGCGACGGATCAAAAGATTTTACATGGAAACAATCTACATCTTCTTGGACTAGTAATCAAGACATAGATATTAATGATGACACTAAAGGATATAAAATAGCAGGATCAACAATATTATCTAAAACTGCTTTGGCATCCTCTGTAACATCAGCACCTGGATTAACGAGTTTCGGCACTTTAGCTGAACTTACAGTAGATAATGTAAAAATTGATGGGCAAACAATAAGTAGGGTAGGAGGCGCTGGACTTATAATAGATGCAAATGGCGACACTAGTCTTGCAAATAATAAAATTACTGATCTCGCTACTCCAACAGGAAGTGCAGATGCCGCAACAAAAAACTATGTGGATGTACAGCTAAATGCTCAATCTTTACTAGTTCCATTAGATGTTACAGGACTTACAGATCCAGATGATATTTTAACTAATGACGGACCTTACACAAGTATTAGGAATATATTAGAATTATTAAGGGCGGCTAGTAGCACTGAAAGTGGCACTGTTGCAAAAGTACTAGCAACATCTTATAGTAATAGTACAGTATCTGGTATTGGTGTTACAATATCTACATCACCAGATAGTAGTGGAGTGCTTCAAAAAGCTGTAGTTTCTGTGAGAGATGCCGCAGATACAGGATCAGAAAGTGTAATACAGGACATTGCCGCAAGTAATACTGCAAGCGGATCAGTAAGTTTGACCGCAACAAGATATATTTATGAATATACTAATGTAGCTGGTACATGGACATATACTTTAGGAACAAGAACACAAGTGACGGTAACTTAGGATTTGCGATAAATAAACTATAATAGGGGTAATAAATGGCGTATACTATTAACAAATTTGATACAAGTCAACTTGCTGTAGTTGAGGATGGCACTATTGACCAAACTACTGATATTAAACTTGTAGGAAAAAATTATGCTGGTTATGGAGAAATACAAAACGAAAATTTTGTATTTTTGCTAGAAAATTTTGCAGGTGCTAATCAGCCACCAAAACCAGTAAGCGGGCAAGTCTGGTTTGACACTGCAAACAGTAAATTAAAATTTTATGACGGAACAAAATGGAGGACTACTGGCGGAGCTGAAATAAGTGCAACTAGTCCTGCAGGTTTATCTACAGGCGACTTTTGGTGGGATACAAACAATGAACAATTATACGCCTATAACGGAACAAGTTTTATTCTAGTAGGACCACAAGGCGCAGGAGATAGTGTTACACAATTTCAAAGTAGAACAATTAGAGACAATACAGATACTAATAGAGCAGTAATTGTATCTGTCATAAATGATGAAGTCATTCATGTAATCAGCAGTTTAGAATTTACAATAGGCACAGCAGATGCCGCAAGCTATCCAGGATTTGACGTCATTAGGAGAGGGCTTACATTAAAGAATACTATCAACTCAACTGGAGGAGTTACAAGTACATCACATAGATTCTTTGGTACTGCGTCTAATTCAGACAAATTAGGAGGTGTAAGTGCATCAAACTTTGTACAGACGGGTACTGCAACATTTAGTTCTACAGTTAATTTTAGTGATTTTGGGTTTACAGTAGGCGATTCAAATGATCTTGTAGTAAAAATAGTCAATGATGATAAAGGACTAATAGCAAACGAGCAAGGACAACAAATTTTCCTCCAAGTACAGGACGGAACGTCAGCTCAAAAAATGCCGTTAAGAATAGAGTCAGGAGCATTACTTCCTGGTTATTCTAATTTATCAACATATTCTGGAACAAATGTAACTAATTTAGGTAGTGCATCTCATAGCTTTGGAACTATGTTTGCTACTACTTTCAATGGAACTGCAACAGGATCACAAACTTTAGAAGTTTCTGGCACTGGCAGATCTGCAAGTACATCAGCAACAGCAAATACAATAGCAGCCAGAGATAGTTCAGGTGATGTATATGCACAAGTATTTCATGGTATTGCCACATCAGCAAGATTTGCAGACTTGGCAGAAAAATATACAGCAGACGAAGATTACGAACCAGGCACTGTGCTAATTTTTGGTGGAGAAAAAGAAGTTACTGAGTGTCCTGGTTTTTGTGATAACAGATTAGCAGGTGTTGTTTCAACTGATCCTGCACATTTAATGAACAGTGAAATAGAAGGTGTTGCAATAGCACTTAAAGGAAGAGTGCCTTGCAAAGTCGAAGGACCAATCAAAAAAGGCGATATATTAGTAACCGGACCTGTGCCTGGCACAGCCACTGGTTTAAGAAAAGATAGTGCTAGTCCAAATAGTTTATGTGTAGTCGGTAAAAGTTTAGAAGACTCAGATGACACCGGAATAAGATTGATTGAAATAGCTGTGTAGATAAATAGATTATATACGTATAAAAAGGATTAATAATGGCAACAGTTAATACCGGCGATAGCATTGAAGCAGCTCAATATAACGATTTACAAAGTAGAATTAATACTATTATGGGTGTTGGCTCAGGGCAAAACGGTTACGGACAAACTTTAGCTAGTGCCCAAGTGCTTACAGGTAATACTGTAACTGCCGCACAAATGGATAATTTGCGTACAGATATTAATAAAGCAAATAACCACCAAGCAGGATCTGACGCGAATATTGGTAACATTGCAGTTGGACAAATTATAGGTGCAAATGCTTCTGGCACAGATGTAAGCAGTTTAAGTCTTTCAACACATGGTTATAATGATTATGATGCCGCTGTAACATTAATAACAACAAATAAATTTTTAATTGATTCGGGACAAGGTACATTAACTTCAATAGATAGTTCAAGTAGGCCAACAAGTTGGTCAAACGAAGTACAACATGTATTTACTGTAGATTTTGGGTCAGCAAATAATGCTAGATTTTATTTTAATACAGGTAGTGATTTTAGAATGAGCTTGGCTATTACTGGACAAAGCGGATCAAAAAGTAATACTTGGGCGTCAATATTATCAACTATGGGTACAGTGACATTCAATTACAATACAACTACTCAGTCTGGTTCTGGAGGCACAAGTGCAGGTTTAGGCTGGTATGACATGACTACTTCATACCAGCAAATCTTTACTCAAGGCGTAGGTTCTGGTGTCTATTCTGAAAATAATGTCAAAATAAATGCAAGAAAAAATTCTGCATCTTCAACTTTACAGTTTCAAATAAGAATAATTGATGCAGACGTAGGAGATCAACAGCCTGGTTATTTGCCAGGTCCAGGTATAGATGAAAGTGTAAACGGTACTATATCATCTTCTGTACAGTCATTTAGAGCTACAGGCTCTAATGTAAGTGTAAGTATTCCTAGCACTACTACTAACACTGAATTGACAGCAGGATCATAATTTTCTTGACAAAATATTAAATTTGTTGTATAATTTAACATACGTATAGGAGATAGTATGGATAAAAGACTGCAACAAGCCCTTGACTTTTCTCAATATATGACAACACTTAATAATCAAAAAAGATTATTATGGGAAAAATATCAAGAAAGTTTAATATATTATTATAACGGAGGAAAATTTACAATTACTCCTGAACTAATAGCTTATTGCAATTCAGCAATAATAGAAAATATTGTATTAATAGATGATAATCAATTACCTATTAAAGTAGAATTACAAAAATTTTTATTTGAAATACGTGTACAGTACCAAAAAGCATCATTAGCATATCACGAAGAATATTCCAAATTAAAATCTAAAAGAAGTGTTGAGAAAATTTTAAATGAATAATGGTGTGTTGCTATTTGCACATAATAATCATAAAATTGATTATGTCAAACAGGCTGTATTCTGTGCAAAAAAAATAAAAAAACATCTTAAGTTACCTGTAGCTCTTGCAACAGACTCAAAAAGCTATTTTGATAAACGTTTTAAGAAATATGGTTATATTGATATTGTAATAGAAAACACTAGCAATACTAATCAAAAACGTACATTCCATAACGGTCCACAGTCAGAGTCCTTACCTTGGAATAATCTATCAAGATGTGAGTCTTTGGATATTACTCCATTTGAAAACACTATCGTAATGGATACAGATTTTTTTGTAGGCAATTCTATCTTATTAAAATGTTTTGAAGATAAAACATTTAAAATTACAAAAAATATTGTAGATTTAAATCCAAATAGGAGAGATATAACTTTAGACAGGATAAGCAATACTTCTATAGACATGTATTGGGCAACTGTATTTTATTTCAATAAAAATAAATTTAGTAAGATGTTTTTTGAATTAGTAAAACATATTAAAAAGAATTGGAGTTTTTATAGATTACAATATCAACTTGTAGGAAAAAACTTCCGTAATGATTATGCTTTTACAATAGCACTACATTTATTAGAATATCCCAACACTGATTTACCTTGTAAGATTTTTTTTACAACAGATAAAGATAAATTGTTAGAAATAGATAAAGAAAAATACAAATTACATATTTCAAATATGGATAAAGACATTGTTAGTGCAATAGAAAATGTAAACATTCATATTATGAATAAGTTTGATTTATCTACACAGATAGATAGGATTTTACAAAATGAGTAAAGGCTTTTGTTTTGTAGCACAGAATAACAACACAACTGATTATGTAAAACAGGCTTGTGTACTTGCGGTAAGTATTCACAGACATAATAACAATCAATTGTTAAGTTTAATTACAAATGATAATGTTCCGCAAAAATATAAAGTTTTATTTGATAAAATTATTCCTATAGAAAAAGATGATGCAAAAAATGAAGAAATAAAATTTCAAAATAGGTGTAAAATTTTTGATTTAACACCTTACAATCAAACTATTGTAATGGATGTAGACATGTTAGTAACACGAAATATTAAGCAATGGTGGTCTTATTTGAATAATTATGATTTATTTTTTACAAGCAATGTTCTTACTTATAGGAACGAATTAATTACATCTGATTGGCACAGGCAAGTTTTTGTTAAAAATAATTTACCTAATCTGTATAACGGATTCTGGTTTTTTAAAAAAAATAAAAAAGCTAAACAATATTTTGTCCTTTTAAAAATAATAACTGAACACTGGAAAATATTTTTTGACAAATATCTGCCTAACAAAAAACAAAATTTTTACAGTGTTGATGTTGCCAGTGCTATCGCTTGTAAGATTTTAGGTATAGAAAATGAAGTCACAGATCCAAACAGTTTTATTACATTTGTTCATATGAAACCTAAATTACAAAACTGGTTAGAATCACCCAATCTATGGACCAATAAAATATCCTGCTCTGTAAATAAGCAAGGAGAATTACTTTGTGAAAATATTATACAAAAAAATATATTTCATTATGTTGAAAAAGAATTTCTTACAGACGAAATCGTAAAAGGATTAGAAACATGAGTTTTGTAGAATTTAATGAAACAACAGGAGAAATAATTAGTGTTGGTAATATGTTTGAAAAAGATAAATTATGTATTCCAATAGACCCTAAAATTGCAAAAGCACTTATTTCAGGTACAGAACAATCAATAAATTGGCGGGTAGTACCAGATAAAAAAGAATCACAAAAATATAAAATTATAAAAATAGAAAAAAATGTAAACGAAGAATTTATAAGCACAAGTATATTTCCTATTGAAAGATTGCCTGCTCATCATAAGGAAAAAAATATTTTTCAAATTATACAAAAAGAAAATGTTTGGCAAGGCAAAGCAATTTTAGATAATGATAAAAAAACTTTCTATACATCTCGTGAGGGATATTTTGGACATCAAAAAATTTTTTATATTACAGAAAGAAATGATAAAAGAAGATTTATAGAAAGTTTTTCTTTGGATTTTGAAAACTTTTTCAGCCAACAGCAATTTTTAATAGATTGTAACATTGATACACCGTGTGATATATATGTAGCTTCTGGCAATGATAAGTTTGTACATGTGAGTGATATATGATTATAAATGTTCCAGACTGTGACGTCATTTATTTAAGTTATGACGAACCTAACGCAGAAAAAAATTATGCAGATCTGTTGACAAAGGTGCCTTGGGCAAAAAGAGTACACGGAGTTGACGGAAGTGATAAGGCTCACAAAGCCTGTGCAAAAATTTCTGATACCCAAAGGTTTATAACTGTAGACGGAGATAACATAGTAAAACCAGAATTTATAAATCAAAGTGTAACCTTTGTACCTGGAACGGATTTAACTAAAAAAGTTATTAGTTGGGCAGGATATAATAACATAAACGGTTTAATGTATGGCAATGGCGGTATAAAGTGTTGGGATAAAAATGCAGTATTAGACATGAAGACTCATGAAAATGCTGATCTAAATAACGTAAAAGCACAAGTGGATTTTTGTTGGGATTTAGACTATGTACAATTAAACGATTGTATGAGTTTAGTTGAAAATAATTATACTCCTCAACAAGCATGGAGAGCAGGTTTTAGAGAGGGAGTAAAAATGTGTTTGATAGAAGGAGATAAACCTTCTATAAAAGATATCAAGGAAATACATTGGAAAAATTTGAAAAGATTATATGTTTGGTGTATGGTAGGTGCAGATGTAAATAATGGTATTTGGGCAATATATGGCGCCAGAGAAGGATTTTACAAAACCTTGTGTACTAATTGGGACTATGTAAATGTAAGAGATTTTAAATATCTTAATTCTTATTGGCAAGATAAAGTTAATATGACAGAAAAAGATGTCGAACATAATATATGTACCCTAGGTCAACAACTTAAAGATGAATTAGAAATACCAATAGATATATTGCCTTATAATAGTGGACAAAGTATATTCTTCAAACAAATGTATACTAATTCTACTAGGCCTAAACATAGTAGTCTAGCAGAAACTAAAAAAGAACACTATGATGTAATTATGATTTCATATGGAGAACAAAATAGCAATATAAATTACAATATCTTAAAACAAAAATGTCCGAATGCTAAAAGAATACACGGAGTAAAAGGTATAGCAAATGCTCACATAGCGGCTGCTGAAATATGTGATACGGACATGATGTGGATTGTTGACGGTGATGCAGAGATAGTAGATAGCTTTAACTTTAACTATGTCGTTCCTGATAGTGATAAAAATGCTGTACATGTATGGAGAAGTAGAAATCCAATTAATGATTTAGAATATGGTTATGGAGGTGTAAAATTGCTACCAACTCAATTAACTAAAAACGTGGATACTAATAGAGTAGATGTTAATACCAGCATAAGCACAAATTTTAAAGTTATGAAAGAATTAAGTTGTTATACAAAATTTAACACAGGACCGTTTGAAGCATGGAAAAGTGCATTTAGGGAGTGTGCAAAATTAGCTAGTAAGGTTATTGATAGACAGAAGGAGGATGAAACAAATGCAAGACTTAAAACTTGGACAACCGTGGGACA